GCCTCTACTGCACCCCGGACGAGCTGAAGTCCCGCGCCGGCATCACGAACACCGACGACGACGCCGAAATCCTCGGCGCGTGCACCGCCGTAGCGCGTGCCATCGACAAGTGGTGTCAGCGCCAGTTCTTCCGCCACACCCGCACCCGCACCCTCGACCCGACGAGCCTCTACCTGCTCGACGTGCCCGACCTCGCCTCCGTCACCACACTGAAGACGGACTCGTCCGGCGACGGCGTTTACGAAACCACCTGGACCACATCGGACTACCAACTGCTGCCGGCCGACGCCGCCGACGAAGCCGAACCCGAGCCGTACACCCAGATCCGTGCCATCGGCTCCTACACCTTCCCGGACATCTCCTGGCTGTCGCAGAACGCCCGACGCAACCGAGTCCAGATCGCCGGCGTGTGGGGCTGGCCCGCCGTGCCCGAAGCGGTGAAAGAAGCCGCGAAGATCCTCGCCGAAGACACCTGGAAGCTCAAAGACGCACCGTTTGGTGTGGCCGGTGAAGGTGAGTTCACCGTGCGCGTCGGGGACAACCGGCGGGCGATGAAGTTCCTCGAGCCGTACCGTCTCAACCCGATCCTGGTCGGCTGATGGCGACCATCACCGAGGTCTGCAACGCGCTCAAGACCGCCCTCGAAGCGATCGACGGCCTCCACGTCTACGCATTCCCGCCCGACCAGATCCAGCCGCCGGCAGCGGTCATCTCGCTCGGCGACGGCGACTTCGTGGTCTACGACAGCGCCGCCGGCAGTGACGACCTGGAACTTACCGTCGCCCTATTCGCGAAGGGCATCCAGAACCGATCGGTGTTCGAGGCCATCAACGGCTACGTCCTCGGCGCCGGCTCAATCCGAGCGGCAGTCGAGGCGGACTACGACCTCGGCGGGATCGTCAGCTCAGTGCGGGTGCGCACGGCCCGGAACTTCGGGATGTTCACCTACGGTGCCAGCGAGATCAAGCACCCGGGCTGCGAGTTCCCGATCGAGGTGCTCCTGTGAGGTGGCTCCTCGCCGAACCGGGCCCATCCTTCAGTGTGGCGGACTGTCACGCCGGATGGATGGAAGGACTCCGCAACGTCGGCGAGCAGGTCTTCACCTGGAACATGGCCGACCGGCTCGCGTTCTTCCACAAGGCGTACGTCGAGCTCGACAACGGCGAGATGCGCAAGGCGTTCGACGCCAAAGCCGCAACTGAACTCGCCCTCGACGGACTGGCTGCCTCGCTGTTCAAGCTCCGCCCGCACGTGCTGTTCGTCGTCAGCGGGTTCTTCGTCGACGGGAACCTGCTCGATCAGGCGCGCGCCACCGGCACGCGTGTCGTAGCCCTGATGACGGAGCAGCCGTACGAGACCGGCCGGGAACTCAAACTCGCCGAGCACTGCGACCTCGTCCTGCTCAACGACCCGACGAACATCGAGTTGTTCGAAGCCAAAGCGCCGACGCTGTACGCCCCGCACGCCTACCGGCCCAAGGTGCACTGCCCGGGTCCGACCGACGAGAAGCCGTCCGACCTTGTCTTCTGTGGCACCTCCTACCCGTCGAGGATCGACTTCTTCGAAGCGATGAACCTGCACGGGCTGGATGTCTCGTTGGCCGGGAACTGGATGCGGCTCACCGAGCAGTCGCCGCTGCGAAAGCACGTCGTCCACGACATCGACGAATGCTTCGACAATGCCGACGCCGTCAACCTCTACCGGGCCGCGAAATGCGGCATCAACTTCTACCGCCGTGAGGCCGACGCCGAAGAGGTCGAGGGCTGGGCGATGGGCCCGAGAGAGGTCGAACTCGCCGCCACCGGCCTGTTCTTCCTCCGCGACCCGCGTCCCGAGGGTGACGAAGTCCTCGACATGCTGCCCACCTTCGAATCGCCCGAGGAAGCCTCAGACCTTCTGCGCTGGTGGCTCGCCCACGACGACCAGCGGGAAGCCGCCGCACAGAAAGCCCGGGCGGCGATCGCCGACCGCACCTTCGAAAACCATGCCGCGACACTGCTGCGGCTTCTCGGGACAGAGGAGTAACCACCATGGCACGTCGGCATGGCCGCAATGCAAGGGTCTTCATGGCGATCGCGTCGAACGGCACCGCCGAACCGATCGCCTACGTGAAGAGCTGGGGCCTCAACGCCAAGACGAACAAGTCCGACGCGACCGCGTTCGGCGACCCGCACCAGATCTTCACCTCGGGCCTGCCATCGCACGACGGCACGTTCGGCTTCTGGTACGACGACGCCACCGCGCAGACCTACACCGCTGCGGTCGACGGCGTGGCCCGCAAGGCCTACTTCTACCCCGACTTCGTCAACACCCCGACCCAGTACTGGTACGGGACGGTTCTGCCTGACTTCACCATCAACGTCACGGTCGACGGGACCATCGACGGATCCTGCGACTGGGCCCCAGCGTCCATCATGCAGAAGGCCGGCTGAGTGCTCTCCCTGACCGTCAAGGGCGAGCGCGAGCTCCGCCAGGTCGCCGCCGCCCTTCGCCGAGGCAAGGGGACGCTCCGCCAGGAGCTCACGAAGGCATTCCGAACCGCCGGGGACACAACCCTTAGGCGAGTCAAACGCAACATCGAGACGATGCAGATCCGCGGCCGTCGCAAGGGGGGCCGCGCCTTCCGGGAGAACCGGGCCGGCAACAACCTGCGCCGCCGCATCTCCCGCGTGACGGAGCTCGATATCTCCACGTCCGCGACGGATCCGCGAGTCCGGTTCGAAGTCCACAACGAACGGCTCGCCGACATCAAGGCGCAGCGGGTGCCGTGGCACCTCGACACCGGAAAAGCCTTCCGCCACCCGATCATGGGCAACCGCTCGGCGTGGGCCGCAAGCGTCGGCAAGCCGTGGTTCTACGACGAAATCAAGAAAGACCGGGCCATCTTCGAGGCCGAATGCCAGGACGCCATCGACCGCACCATCGACAGAATCCAGAAAGGCTGACAACCCTTGGGATACATCACCCTCTCTCCCGAGGACCAAGAGAAGTTCGGCGCTCCCGAACGAGTCCCGTTCCAATATGGACGGTGGGGCCTCCGCGCGGTGGACGCGCTCGAGGCGAACGTCATCGAGGTTCCCGTTGGCGAGAGCAAGCCTCGCGGTTGGACCGTCGAGGATCTCCACAACGCGATGCGGCGCAAGAAGGTACGCGACGGCGAAGTGGTCCAGACGCCCGTGCTCGACGACGCCGGCGAGCCGGTCCTCGGCGGCGACGGCAAGCCGAAGATGCGTGACGTTATCGAACCCAGCCGGACCGCCATCGCTGCGGTCATCTGGCTCGCACTGTGGGCCCACGGCATCCGGACACCGTGGAGCGCATTCGACGTCGACCAAGTGGGCCTGCACGTCGAGTGGGGCGATGACGAGGGAAAAGCGCCGACCCCGGAGGGCTGAGCGACCGGCAGTACCAGTTGCTGTTCCTCCGGTACTTCCCCGGAATGACCCCCGAATTTGTCGAGAAGGGCCCCGACGGGAACGGTATCCCATGGGACTGGTGGTCGACCGGCTGCGACCTCATCGACGAATGGATGAAGCGGGGAGTGTGATATGACCCGCCCGCTCCGCCTCGACATCGCCAGCGAATCGACCGCCGCCCGGAGAAACCTCGACGCCGCCGCCAAGGCGATGGAGAAGGTCGCCGACCAGACGGACGACCTTGGGCGACGGTTCGCCCGCACTACCGCCGCCGCGGGCCGGGCGGCGGCGAGCATCGATGACGTCGGCGACGAGGCCCGCCGGGCGGCCCGCAATGTCGACCAACTCGGCAAGGAGACACTCGACGCCGCTGCGGCGGCGGTCGCCGCAGGACTGGCATATCGGGATCTCGACGGCAAGCTGAGGGACGTCCACGGTCGCTTCCTGTCGGTCGCGAAGGCCCAGAAGCTTCTGGGTGCCCCGGGCGGCGGCAAGCCGTTCGACTTCCCGGACCAGGCTGCGCGGGGAGGCGCCAAGGCCGCCGCAACGTTCGCCGCCGCCTTCCAGGGCGGCTTGATGAACCTGCTGAAGACGCCCGCCGGTGCTACGGTCGCGGCGACCGTCGCCGTGCCGGCAGTGATCGCCACCGGCGCGCTCGTCGGCGGCGCTGCCACGGCCGGCGTCGGCGCCGGCGCGGTGGGCGCTGGCATCGCCGGCGCGGCGATGGGCTCACAGCGTGTGCGGGCGGAGTGGGACAGCACCACGGCGCACATCAAGGCCCGGTTCCTCGACGCGACGACGAGCTTCGAGCGGCCGACGATCGCGGCGATCGGGAAGATCCGCGACGCCGTTGACGACGTCGACATGGAAGCTATCTTCGGCAACGCGGCGAAGCTGGTCGAGCCGATCGCCGAGGGGACCGCGATCGCGATCCGGCAGCTCGGCGCCGGCGTCGAGTACATGACCGAGCGGGCCGGCCCGGCGATGGAGGCGCTCGGCGGGGCGATCGCCGAGATCGGCAGCGGGATCGACACCGCCATGCGGGAGATCGCGGACGGCAGCGAGGGCGGCGCCGAGGCGATCAAGGATTTCGGTCACGGGATCGCGGTGCTGATCGCCGGCGGCGGAAAGTTCATCGGCTGGCTTGAGGATGCCTACGCCGCCCTCGACGACTTCACGCAGGCGCTGGGTGACGTGTACCCACCGTTGGATGCGCTGCAGGAATTTTGGGGCCTCTCCGACGACACGGTCACCGTGCTGACCGACCTGTCCCGGCAGACCGTGTACACGTCGGAGACGCTTGGCGTGCTCGGCCAGGCGGCCTACAACACTGCCGATGCGGCCGACCAGATGAACGAGGCCTTCGACCGGCTCTTCGGCGAGATGATGAGCGTCGACGAAGCAAACCTGGCCGCCAAGCAGGGCTTCGCCGACCTGAGAGAGGAGCTCACCGAGGGGAAGCGGTCGCTGGACAGCAACACGCAGGCGGGCCGAGACAACATCGCCGCCGTACTCGAACAGATCGGGGTGCTGAACCAGCAGCGAGAAGCAACGATACGTGCGGGCGATGGCACCAAGGAGTCAGCCGAGAAGGCGAACGCCGCGTATCGCGCACAGGTCGAGGCGATCAGGAAGCTGCTCATTGAACTCGGCTATCCAATCTCTGCGATCGACGCGATCATCGGCAAGTACCTCGAACTGGCCGGCATGCCCAACATCACCAAAACCGTACGGATCGCCCTCTTTGACGAGTCAAAGGGGCTCTATCGAGGCCCCGGGCACAGTCGTCAACCGGGGCTCGCAACGGGGACGCTGTCGGCGCAACCCGGCCTCACCTGGGTCGGCGAGCAAGGGCCAGAGCTGGTCGCGTTCGGGGGTGGCGAGCGCGTCTGGAGCCACCCGGAGTCGATGCGACTGGCCAGCTCTGGACGCGCCCGGGCCATGTTGCCGTCCATGAGGCAGGCAGGATCCGGCGGTGGCTACGCCCTCCCGCCGATGTCCATCATCGAGCAGGCGCTCGCGACGATCATCCTGAAGCTTCAGCGGACCGGCCAGTTGCCGATCTAGAAACCGATACCCAGCACGACGCCCTTCTCCACCTCGGCGCGCGAGTACCTGACAACACCCCGATGCGACACCTCGATGCCGTAGAAGTCCGCCCTCGGCGCATCGATGTTGAA